CACTATAACGAGGATGGATACCACTAGCGCTATCGACCAACTGACTAACAGTGCCGCTAGGCTTGACCGCAGTAATAGCGGTAGAAGCGTTGATACCCAGTTTCTCTGCCCACTGCTTGTTAATTTCAATTGCTTCCTCCCTCATCTCCGTAAGCCATTTCTTCAGCTTGGCCTTGTCTCCTCTGCCTGACAGCATTGGATGATCCATGATGCCTGTCAACGATACACCCAGTAGTGCCTCTTCCTCTGTGTTTAGTTTCCAAATATTTCTGAGATATCTGAAGTTGGTGAGGGTGGCCTGAAGAGTCCCAAGGATAGTCGCAACCCTAACTTTTCGTTTGAGACTTGCGAGTGTATCCTGTGGCCTAACAACAACCTCTGAAAGATTGCAGAACTGGTAGGGTCTGAGGATGATTTCGCTGCATGGATTAGTTCCAAAATCGTAGGTAGCATCTCTTCGTTCATTTTTTGCAGCTTGCTTTTGACTTGCGACTCTGCTAAAAACACCTCGTTCTCCAGATTTAGATTCATATAAGCTAGTCCACTCGTTGAGGAAGGCTTCAAAGTCTGGCTTCTCTGTGTAACACGCTGAGTTGTTCGCCAGACCACGCTGGGGTTCATCTATGTACCACTGTCCGTGCTTGCATCTTCGGAGTCTGTCGTCCGTGAGGTTACTGAGGCTGATAAGGGCGCTTCTCCTGACTCCTCCGACGACGACGATTTGAGCAATCTTACAGCAAAGATCGTGGCATTCAATGGAGCTAAGTTTTCGTCCAGATGCTGTCTTAAAGAGTTCAACTGTAAACTTGAAGAGATCAACGAGAGGTTCTGGACCACTTGCACGACCTCCGAAAGTCTTGAGTGCGGCACCTGCAGGTCGTACTCTACTAATGTCCCATTGTGGGACTTGACCTGTATACAGCAGTGATACCAGTTCCCTAAACGATTTCGCCCATCCAATCTTTGAATCCGCAACATTAATAACTGTATCGGTTGCATGAAACTCCTCCGCAACTTCCGGTAACTTCTGTATGTACTGACGCTCGACACTGAAGCCTACGCCTGTACCACACAGAAGCACGTACATGAGTTCGTCAAAGGCCTTAGGGTGGTCTATGGGTAGGTAGCTACAGTTGAACCCTGCTACGTTGTCACGCTCCAGTGCGTCTCCTGCGGTCATCAGCGCCCTCATGCTGGGCATTACGTCTAGGTCATGGACTGCCTTGAATATCTCTGATACGTCAAAGTCGTTGAGGTGTCCACGGTCTACCCAGAAGTTGATGTACCTGTTTACTGTCTCTTCCCAAGTCTCCCGACGTTGCTCCTCTGGCAAGTACCTAGCGTACCGTGACTTGTGTATGTACTGTTGGTATGCGTCCATCTATTCTGTTACTCCTAGTGTTTCGTTTATGATTGCCTGTGCTGCTAACTGTAGTAGCATGTAAACCCCATCAGGGTATTGTTCGTTGGACGCTACTTCAAACATCTGACCGTCCTCGTACATTACTACTACCACCTTAGGTTTGTTACCTTCAGCTTCGTTGGCTAGTGCTTTGCCTACGAAAACCGACAGAAACTCTGAGGTAGGTATTTCCTGTCGTTCGTCCTCTTTGTTACCAAAGTTACCTTCTATGATCTTCACAAGGCAACCTCCTTGATTAACCACTCTAGATAGACACGCGCCTTGCGTAGATCCTCTATGCCGTTCTTGTATTCGTAACGCCACAGGTACTTCAGACAGTTACCCTTGAGGTATCCCTTGTATTCTTGTGGGTGCATAGACGCCTTGATTGCTTCAATGGCCTCAATAGCTCCCTTGTTGTAGTGATCTGGCTGTGCCACAGGGTCGTGCTTGTCCTGAGGGTGGTGCAGCTTACCTATGAAGGTCTTAGACATCCTATCCCACTCCTCTGTAGTAATATCGTCTATGGATCTACTTTCCTGACAGTTCTTACGCAGCTTTTCACAGTCCTTTTCAAGCTTTGCACAGTCGTCTTCAGTCATGTTCCACTCATTCTGCATATTCTTCCTCTAGCTCCTCTTGAAATTCGTCAAGTTTGCGTATGAGTTTATCCTCAAACCTGTCCAGTAGTTCCTCAGCAGAGATTTGTAGCGCTTCCAGAAGATCGTCAGGGTCGTACAACCGCAACAGACGCTCCTTAATTTCTTCTAGTGTCAGAGACATAATCAACCAACTCCTTAAGTGTATCTATATTATACCATAGAATATTGTGTTTGTCACACCATTCAGCCATAGTAAGTTTGGTACTTTTACTCACTTTCTGATTAGGCTTCATCAGTACAAAGATGAGTTCTTGTGCCTCCGGGAGACACTTAGAGATCGCTCTATACTTCTGCGTGTCTCCTGCACGAAAGTATCCTTTGCACTCAATGAGATACGTCCGTCCTCTGTACTCGTACACAAAGTCTGGTGTGTACTTTCGTTCAATCCTGTATGGGACTTGGAACGGTTCGTAACTAAAACCAAAGGGTTGTAACTGCTTTGCAACATCTTCTTCAAACCCCGACCTAAAGTTACCGTGCTTGGATTTCCGCGACCTTCGGCTCATTGAACACCTCTGTTAAATATCTTGGACCACTTGAGTACAGGAATGTTCTTACTTCGGGCCAGCATGTAAACTTGTAGGGACAGTAAGAACAACCAACGGCTAACTTTTGATTTCCACTCTTGCCGTCTGGTACGGTCTTGTGACAAACTTCGGGCCACTCTGGTTGCTCTACTAGCTTTTTTATGTGCTCTATGCGTTCCTCTATGTCGTAGCTTATCTTGTCGTACACCGGAGCCTGCGTGTCTGCAGAGTCGTACATGAGGTACGTCAGGTGTCCGTTCTGTTTGTCCATCGCTAACCAACCAAACGATGTTTCACCTTCGGAGTGTGCGTACCCTTTAATTTGAGCAACGTACCCAAACGGGTCATCATAAGCCAAACTTCCGTCTTTGAATTTTTTAAACCCAAAAGTGGAAGTGCTTTTAACATCAGTGACAACACCATCAATTTTGCAGTCCATATGACCGATAATACCCGAAACTTCACACTGTTTTTGTTCATCAGTCACCTCGTGTCCTGATATTTTGGTTAAGAATAAAAGCATCTCTTCAATCAGATGCCCGTACATAAACTTGACGTGCGTGTTAGGTGTCATCTCCTCTTGCACATCAGAGTTATTCACTACGTTCCACAGATACCTGTCGTCGCGCCCGATGTTAGACATCCGTAGCTTGCGTCCGTCACGTTGCTCTGTGAACAGCTTAGTCATAAGGCGTTTGCAACCTTCGCCAAAGTTTTCTATCTCTTCGTAGAGGTCTACGTCCTCTGGCACTTCCTTGGAAGCAACCACAGCGTAGATGTCGTCTACTAGCGAGTAAATACTTTTCATTTATGTTGCTCCATTAGTTCAGCAATAGAGTCTCTGGCTTGCTCTGGTGTGCAGTTGAACCACTCACCCTTACGACCATAAGTTTTCTCTAGCAGACTGTGTGCCTCTGACTCAGCAGACCGACGGTCAGCCACAGACCAGTTGGTGAACAGCGAGTAATCTCTGAACGGTGACGACGTTTGGTATCCGTTGAGCCTGTCCTCTGAGTCCACAGCCATGCCTACCTTGACCCACTCAGGGAAGTTAGGGTTGGTTATGATGTACACCTGTCCCTCACGGCTCAGTTCGTACTTCGCTAGACTGTCAAAAGCTGCGTCAGTAAACGTCTTGTATCTTCCTGGTTTGTGCAACGGGTGTGTACTAGCTATGTACTTACCGTTAACCCACATTCTTTTGTTGTTCTTCCTGTGTTGGGCAGAGGCACGATATCTTCCACCTTTAAAACCAGTGTACCACCATTCACCTTCTTCAAACACGTAGCTATTAGGCTCTCTAACCACGTAAGGTGGTGTTTTATCGTTAGTTTTCATATCAGTGTGTCTCCGACCACGTTTGTCCGACCTTGTATTCTCCGTCGAGTGGGCATCTGAGTTCAAAAGAAATGCCAGCCGCCTTGATGCATTCGACTGCAAGCCACCCGTACTTCTCTGCTTGTTCTGTAACCACCTCCGACTGTATTTCGTCATGCACGTTCCCTATGAATTTGTAGTCAATCTTGTGCTGTGTTGCGTAGTCGTCTAGTAACACTAGAGCCTTCTTCATAACGATAGCGCCTGCTGCCTGTAGTAAGGTATTCAGTGCACTATGTTCTGACCTGACCCAGAGTTTTCTTCCGTCGAGTCCAACGAGGTGGCCTTTCCTAGACGCTTCTCCAACTCGTTCTCGTAGAGCTTCAAGAGAAGGTGTGTTTCGTAGAAAGCGCCTCCTAAGTTTACTGCCATCTCCTGCAGTTCCTCCGACGATGCTTCCAATCTTGGCGTCTCCTGCGCCGTATAGGAAAGCATAGATGAAAGTCTTTGCCTGAGGTCTAGTTGCAAGTCCTGCAGCAGCTTGATTTCTGGTGTGAATATCTTCTCTAAGTAGGACATTAGTAAACTCCTCGTCTCCCATGTAGTGAGCCAGCATACGTAGCTCTAGTCCACTAGCGTCAACACCCACTAGCCTGCGTCCCTCTGGTACAATCCAGCAGTCACGGCACTCCTTGCCAAACTGTGAGTTAACTGAAGGAACCTGCGCCATGTTTGGGGTCTGGTGCGTCATGCGTCCGGTAACTGCACCGTTTGTTGTAACCCTACCGTGTACTCTTCCGTCGTCCTTAACGTGTTCTATCCAAGAGGAGACTTGAGCGTAGCGCTTCTGTAACAATAGGTACTCTAAGACCTGCACAGCCTCCGGTATATGTTTGTTCTCCTCAAGTGTCTTCTCGTCCACCTGCGGCCTCCCACTGGGCGTGAGTTCCGACCATATCGCACCCTTAGCTTCAAGTCGTTCAGCCACTTGTTGGCGGGAGCCAGGATTGAAGACCGTAACCTTATCCTTAAGGCGCTTGCCTGTCTTCTCAGACCACCTTTCCTCAACAATAGGTGGGAACACCCTCTGGAGTTCTTCCTCAATAGCATACATACTCTCCTTGAACCTAGCGCACAGCGTGTGGCACAGTCGCTGATCCAGCAGCCACCCGTTACGCTCCTGTCCCTGTATGATCCACTGTACCTCGTGCTCTAGGTCTTGTGACGCCCGTGAGAAACCGTCTAGCTCCACACGTAGTCTATTGTAAACCGCTGCTGTCAACTCTACGTCACGTATGCAGTAGTCGATCATGGCAGGAGTCAACCTAGTCCAATCCTCGTAGTCTCCCTTGGCGTAGCCTAAGATGTTTCCCCAGTTACGCAGAGAGTGTCCACCAGACCTGCTAGGGTCAGCAAGCCTAGAGAGGATTAGAGTGTCAGTGACCATACTCCTGTCAAAAGTAAAGTTCCAAAGACGCTCAACCACAGGAACATCAAAGCCAACTCCGTTATGGAAGATGAAGTTAACTGGCGCTTTACGAGCCACGTAATCCTTGAAATCTTGCTCATTGCATATTACCTCGCTTTCTCCGTTGTGTAGACAGACAGCACACCAGATAACACTGGGATCTAGTCCATCAGTTTCTATGTCACAGAAGACTAGGTTAGTCATCAGAGTTGATCCACTCTTTACCTTCTTCTGTTCTGTAAAACTCTTTGTACTTTTTTACAACATCACTAGCGCATGATTCCATTTCCTCTTTGGTCAGCAGCCTATCGCAAGCATCTCCGTACAGCTTTGTATCGTGTAATGCTTCCTCAATAGTATACGAATCTAAGTGCATAGCTATTCTTGTGCAGTTAGCTTCCATTGTTGTATTACATAAATACCACGCTTTTACACGGCTCTTGGCCTCTTCTTTGTCGTAGTACTCTACCATCCAGTCAGAAGAACAGTAGGAACCGGATTCAACATTGTCTTCAAACTCAAGGTAATAATTTCCATCCCTGTGTTTTTGTTTATGGGTTTCCCAAGAATACTCTAAAAACTCTTCTTCTATCCTGTCAAACACTTCCTTTGCTTTTTTTTCGTCGTAATAACAATCACCAAGAGGATCACGATTGTTTTCGTAGTGTTTACTAAAAAAGTTTAACGCTGCGGCTACCCAAGAAAACTCATGGTAATCTTTGAGATGTAACTTGTACGGTTGATCCATTATGTCCTCCGATCCATATTCTTTCTCGTATTCTTCCTCAGAAAAAACCCTAGCGTCTCTGTACTGGTAATCACTACCACTAAAATTTATTAAAAAAGCACGATCCCGACAGGCTTCCTCTGATCCTGACATTACAAGTTGATCTATATACACTCCATCACAAGCGTATTCTTCCGCTACCACAAAGTATTTTTCGTCACTCAAAACTCTGTCTCTGGTGGATTAGGGTTAGCGCACTCGTGGATACGCCCTGTAAACTTGTCGTACCGTAGCCAACACGCAGGCCCAGTTTCACCTGAGTACCTGTTCTTCAGGATACGAACAGTGGTTGTATTACGTGTGTCTTCGTCCTCATGCTGCTGGTCACGTTCCATACCTATGACAATATCAGATAGCTGTGCGATACTCTGGCTACCTCTGAGATCCTGTAGACTGATGCGTCCACCGTCCTCGTGTGCTGTACCAGAGCTACGACGTAGGTGCGACACCAGGAACAAAGTAATTCCTGTCTCTGCCACCAGTGTACGTAGCTTTGTCATAATCTCATCAATAGCCTTCCGCTCATCTCCGTTTTCCTGAGAAGAAACGACGATTGATAGGTGGTCGAGGATGATGTACTTACAGTCGCAAGCCTTTGCCATGTGCCTGACTCTTGAAAGTAACTCGTCTGCCGAGGCTGAACCCCAGTGGTCGAAAAGGTAGTAACGCCCTGATCCCATTGTTGATTCCCAGTGCGGTCTAAGGTCATCGACAGGTGAATCCTCTTCCAGATGTAATCGTCGAGATGATGCCACCGACATGATTCCCAGTGCTGTTGTTGCAACGTCCTCCTCCAGTGCAAGTACACCAATGTTGGATGAAGTTCTCTGCAGCAGGTCGTACTCAAGTTCTCGTATGAATTGAGATTTTCCCATACCACTTCCGCTGGTGATAGTGACCAACTCGTAGGGTCTGTGTCCTCTTGTGATTTCATTTAGTCCGTCCCACGGGTAAGGTATACTCTTTACTTGACGCTTGGCTACTAACTTTTCCCATGTCTCGTTACCTGCTATGATGCCGTCAGGACGATACACAGGTGAATCCCACCAAGACTGTGTAAATTCCTGGACTCTGTTAGCCATCAGCATTTCACTGGCGTCCTTCAGAGGTAGCTTACATATCTTCAGCTTGTTGGGGCTAAACAGATCCTTAATCTGTTCTACTGCTAACTCTCCTGCCTTGTCTTGGTCAAAGCAGATGACTACGTTATCGTACCCTTCAAGCCACTCTAGCTGTGCTTTGATCTCCTTTGATGCGCTAGACGCACCAGACCTGAGGGACACTACGTCGTACTTCTGTCCGAACATCTCGTAGACAGCCATAGCGTCCAGTTCACCTTCAGTGATCGTGACGTACTTACCTCTGCCACGGCACTGCCTCTGACCAAACAGACCTGCGTTAGCCATCGTGCCTGACGACAGGAAGTCTTTGGTCTTGACTACGCGAGACTTGGCAGCAATTAGCTCACCAGTGTCTACGTCGTAGTACGGGTAGTAGTGCCTAGCTATCTTACCGTTAGCGTCGTACTCCACCGTGACCTGATAGTGCCTAGTGGTCTTGGCAGACAAACGCCTGTCGGTAATCTCAGCTACCACACCGCCCATGTTTAGGTTGCTAGGTGTTGACACTTCAGTTTCATCTCCTGTTTCACCGTTTACGTGATAGTCACAGCCGGTAGAAAAACAGTGGCGACCACCGTTAGAGTAGACCGCCACATTGTTCCTACTACCGCACTTGGGACATTCCTCGTGGTGTAGGAATTTAGACTCCATCAGAAATCAACAGCTTCTTCTGACACCTCTGCTAACTCTAGTACCTTGACAGCTTCCAGATACACCGGAGTACCGTGTACTGGGTGTGCTGGGCCTGTCTTGTACTTCAGACGCACACGGGAGTTGTACGGTACTTCACCCTCGTAACGATCACCCTCAGCAGTGTACATACCAATGTCGTACTTGGACTTAAACTTGCGTTGCTTGTTGCCTTCGTACTCCTTGATCTTTACACCCTGTGCAGACAGCGTTGCAGCATCATCCTCTGACATGGTAATGGTCAGACTAAACGTTCCAGTGTCCTGGCCGTTGTATACGTCGTGTTTGGTGACGTTTGAGAAGTTCACCGTTCCTTCAATTACTTGACTTGACATATGAGATAATCCTCGTTTGTTAATATTAACTGTACCCGAAAGTACATCTATAGTATAACACGCTCCTCCTCTGATTGCAACTAGATGTTTACCCAACCGTAATTATTCACAACTTTGATTGATATGTACCCATCAGGGTGAAACTCGTAGGCATCCTTCAGCGCCTCAATAACTTTGAGTACTGCACGATCTAGCTCTGGCCTCATGTGTGCGCCCATGAACGGAATACGGGATAGTTCCTCCAGTGATCCATCTGACTGATGTTCGTATACTATGATCTCACAATCGTACCATAAGTTCTCCTCAGTAACTTTAGTATCATCTTTAGTAGTATTCATTAGTATATATCCTTTAGTTTAATTCTTTAGTTTATACACTTTAGTAATCTCTAGTAATACTTAAGTATATATTATCATAGTTTTCCTGTAATGTCAAGATATCATCCTGTGAAATATTACCGTCATTATCTATTGACTCCATGTTCTCCAGTTCCCAGTGTGCAGCAATAGATGCTGTCAAACATTCTGTACACATATCGTAGTGTACTCCCTTAGCGTCTTTCTTTAGTGTCTCTATGTCATCTAAGATAACATTACATGCTTTACATCTCATCTGGATATCCCCCAAATACTTGGTTGTATGCCTTGACTAGCTGATTGTAGCTCATGTCTCTGTACTTCTGACGTAACACAGTACGTGCTATGTTTAGTGTCTCAGCAAAGCCAATGAAGCCTAGCTCGTACTCTGAGATATCCTGGATCATCTGTTCCTGTGATAAGTCTGGTTCTTTGTAGTCATTCATAACTCTGTTCCCCATTCATCTGGTGAATACTTGTAAAACTTGTTCATCTGGTCTTCGTACGTGCAATTGTCACATAGTCCCGTGTCTGTGTCTACACTATCGACAATCTCGTGGCAACCATCGCACACGTGGGTGTACTCTATGTAATCCACACGCTTGTACGGTCCAGTACGATCGTGCCAATGGCTGTAATCGTTGTATACGTCGTTCTCGCTCATTGTTCTACTCCGTAAAAGTTTGAAAGGTAAAGCGCATTAGCAAATCCCCGTGGGGTAAGACTGCGAATGTACTTTGTACGTGCTGATTTACCACCCAGCTTAACGTGACCAGGATTATCGTGCTGCAACGCTGGTAACCCCGACTTCTGGGGTAGTGTAAACCCGTTACCCGTCCACAAGCAAGTCTTTTTGTTGTACAAATCTTTCTCTGGAATGACGCCAGGAAACTCTGGGTGTGGACCGTCTGGGCAGTAGTTCGCAAAGTCACACGGGTGAAACGTGAAATCAGGTTTACGCCACAGGGTCGCTAGAACGCTCACAGGGTTCTCTACTGCGTAAGGTACTTCCCATTGCTCCGCTAGTCTCGCCATGCGTACAGCCCTGTTCTGAAACTCTGGATCTGCCTGTCGCTTACGCTCAAAGTGAGCCGCACCCGACACAGCGAGATCAGTGCACGGGGCAAACGAAATGACGACGCTGGGCGAACGAAAGCCAAGGGCAGACAGTTCTGCATCCACTGCTTGCTTGGCGTCGTCCCTGCTTAGGTCAATGTTCAGACGCATGAACCCGTGCCCGTGCGTCTGCATGAGATGGTGACCGGAGTGGTCTGTGTCGCTGTAGTCCACAGTCACCACGTTGAAGTCGCCGTTACGCAACCACGGGAGCAATGCGTACTCGCTGTGATTGAACAAAAACAAAACTGTCGGTTTCATGCGCTTGTGTCCTCGCTAAAGATAAGCCAAGTCACCACCACTAGGCAACCGAATCCCCAAAGCCATACTATATCGCTTTCCATACTAGTACCCTCCTGTCAGTCTGATGCTTAAGTCTTGGTCGCAGGCTTCAAAGGTCAGCCCCAACTGTACTAGTTTATAAACGCCAGCATAAAAAGCGTCATCTGTCTTGTAACATATAATCATCTGTCCAATTGTCATGGTGTTACCCTCTTCGGTTGTTTGAAGTGTTTAAGAATGTTTCTCGCTCTTCAGATAAACAAGGGATCAATCCTGCTATCTTTCGACGTAGGTTACACCCTACCGCATACGCTTAATCCCTTTGGGAGTCTACAGCAAGCGTTAGCAGACGAGAAACACACTTAAACACTTCGGTTGTTTTAGCAGTGAACCCAGAGCGTACCCTAGGCTCACCACTAACGCAATCCCCTATTTGTCTTTGATTGAGATGTTTACCTGCTTTGCTGGTGTTGACTTGGCGACATAGATTGACCAGCGCCCAGCGTGAAACGCTCGGTAGCATTTGCCGCTAGTGGTCGAGAAAGGTCGTTTCTTTGTCATTCTGTGGCGTACTATAGTGTGACGGCCCAGGATTGTTTGTGTTGTTACGTTTTCCATGTCTTACTCTCCTCTGTAGTTAACTAAGGCGTCGATACTCGCCTGCGGTACTTCTAGGGCGTCTACCCCGTCAAGCCACTTGTTTATGTGGCGTGTAGTGGTTGGACTGTAGCGCTCTGCTGTACGTACAAATCCAGCGCCAAAGATGCAAGCCGCAACCGGCGTCTCGTATGAAAACAGAACGTGCACATTTTCTAAACGCAATTCTGTCATATTTGACCCAACTTGTTTAATTTTCATGGTGTTACCCCTTGTTGATGGTGATTGATTGTGATTCTACACTATAAACAACTGACGCGCAACCGTCGAACACCTGCGCGACTTTCTTAGACTCAAGGTCAATAACACCACCTTTGCTAGGTGTCACCTTGCGTTTACCATCGGCGTTGCGTGAGAGTGTCACAAAACCAGCGTGAAACTCCACGTTGTACCGTGTGCCACCTGTCCAGCCTAGGGACTCAAGCCCTTGTAACCAAACCCGTGCACCCTTCTTCGTTGGCGCTACAACTGTGCGTCCTGTTTGTTTGCACATGATTAGTGCTCCTCTGTTGCGTTGCGTTGGTTTAATCGTGGACACCTTACGTGGTGCCCACTGTTAAATCAACCCTCTATTTTGTAACAATTTACGATCTTTCGGCGTCCTGCCGTTTGTGCTGTCCAATCTTGCATCTGTCCGTTAACTACTGCCAGCGCATGTCCTCGCACTTGTACGTAAAACGTACCGTTTGGGTTCTCTCTGGCAAATCTGCCTATGGTCATACCAGTATAGCAGACCATGTGCTTCACTGTTTTGCCGCTCTTGTTTGCCGCATCTTCCATTGCTGGCAACCAGTTGGACAAATACATGCTTCTGCGTGGCTTCCTGCCGTGCTTTGCCATGTGTCGGTGCGCTTTGCCAAATGACCAATCCATAGTACAAGCAAGCGCCACAACGGTACAGCAGTTGTGCTCTTTGTATTTATGAATCGTTATGCGTAGTGGTTCAAATGATTGTCGCATTTGTGTTATCTCTCCCAAACAAACATTAGAAACGGTATTGATACAAACGGTATAACAATGAATAATGCTTCAAGTATTTCTGTGTACATAGTGTTATTCCCTATTGATGACAACATTGGAAGGCACGCTGATGCCCTCTAATGTTGCCACCGTGTTACTCGCCCGTGCCGTTGTTGCCGTGGATTGTCTGCCCGTTGGCTAGCCCGTGCTTTCGCGTGGTGGCTACTGCCAGTCTTTGTGTCGGTGGATGACCTAGAGCGCATGGTAGCCCATGTGATGCTGTCGGCGTCCGTTGACGACTGCCCCAATTTAGAACCCTCGAGGGAGAGGTCGATCTTACGTTACTCACGTTACCCTTGATGGGCGTACCATCGTTGGCGCTTTCGCTGTCACTTGTCTGGAATACATGCTAACACTGTGCCAACATTAGAAAGTCTAACAATACCAACAGGTTATGATTTTAGGACATGCAGAGTGTTACCGTAAAAGTGTTACCTTGGGGGTCAGTGGTAACACGTACGGTAGCACCTTAGGTAACACAAGTAACACAGGTAACACAGCAATTCCAGATAGGATCCAGTGGGTACTACACTGGCTCACACACTTGCACCCCCATGCGTATGCCCGTGTGCACCCGTGTGTGCCTGCGCGTGTGCGTACGCGTGTGGGCCTGTGGATAACTCTGTGGGTAAGCCTGTGGATAACCTGTGGATAACTCCAGGGGTGGCCTTCAGTCGCGGGGGCGGGGCCGTGGACGCGCGTGCTATCTTATGTAGTTACTACCTCAGCACACCAGAAGGTAAATTTAAGAAAAAAATAGGGACTATTCATGTTACTTATGCCCTACCTAGCGCCTTGTTTTACCTCGTGTTTACCCTGTGTTGACACAAATGCACTAAATCAGTGCGCCTATAGTATAGCTTGTGTACTATTTACATAAAATAAAGCTTGACTTTTGAGTAAAAGTATGGTATAATATAAGGTAGATATTAGGATGTATTTAGTGAAGCAGGTGTGGGACTAAAGATTGAGTGTTGTATAGTTCGTATAGATCCCCTCATCTGTTGCAACCTAAGCAGGGGACTCATGCGAACTAGCGTTAAACATAAGGATACAGGAGAATGTCGTCAGGTGACACCCTAGAAACCAAAGAAAACACCCTAGAAGCCCAAGCAGCAGCTAGAAAAGAGATTAATATTAAAAAGAGACCCAGAGGTAGGCCTAAGCAAAAGGAAATCAAGGCTAAAACTGCAGGGTCTAGAGGTAAAGTAGGCAGACCTAAGGGTGATGCTACTATAATTAATGAGTACAAGGCTAGGATGTTAGCTAGTCCTAAGTCCGTTAAGGTACTAGAGACTATCTTTGAGGCTGCTTTAGACCACGATCACAAGAATCAGGCAGCAGCATGGAAGCTAGTGATGGACAGAATACTCCCAGTAGGTGCATTTGAAAAAGAGGTGGTAAAAGACAATGGAAGAAGTGCAATACAGATTAACATCACTGGTGTCGGAAGCACAGAAATTCTTGGAGGCACTGAAGACGGAAGCACAATTGAGGGTGAACTCGTTGAGGAGTAAACTTTCAGGCTGTGACTGCGGTTGTCAAGAGTGTCAAGAGGAGGAAAACTAAGATGCCAGCACCTATAGTAGCAGGAGTAATGGTAGTTGCTCGTTTTATTGCCTCAAAAGGAGTAACAAAAGCCATAACAAAATATGGTAAAAAAGCAGTTGACGAGGCGCGTAAACACGTTAAAGATGTAACTACTAAGCCAACTCCGGGTCAAAAAAAGATAGCTCCTGTGACAAAAAGTCAAAGAGCTACTAGAGATACAGCTAGGAAATCTTTTAGCGTTGGTAACGTCACCGGCGCTACTGCGGGAGTAGGAGGAACACTTGCTGTAACTTCAGCTATGTCAGATAAAAAAGACAAGCCTAAAGCAAAACCTAAGGCAAAAGCTAAAGCAAAAGCTAAAGCAAAAGCTAAATCTTCTGACCAAAGAACAAACCCAAAAGATTATCCTGTGTACAAAAAAGGATCAAAGTCTGCAAAGGCTTTCCAAGAAGCCTACGGCAAGGCTAAAAAGAACGGACAAAAAACTTTTACTTTTGAAGGACGCAGGTACGAAGTAAAGTAATATGAAGAACTTCACAAAAGAAGAGTTTAACTGTCAACATACTGGTGAGAACCGTATGGAGGAAGAGTTTTTACTAAAGTTAGACCAACTCAGGGACAACTGCGGTTTCCCTTTTGTTATCACCAGCGGCTACAGAAGCCCTAGCCACCCCATAGAAGCTAAAAAGGACGTACCGGGAACCCACGCGCAAGGCATTGCAGCAGACATAAAAACAACAAACGCTGCACATCGGTACACGTTAATAAGAGAAGCTTTATCTATGGGATTTACTGGCATAGGGGTCGCTGGTGACTTTATTCACGTTGATACACGGGGAACTGTCCCTGTAATCTGGACGTATTCCTAATGTTATTTACAAAAAGCGTAACGCTAACGTCAACAAGCACAACAACTGTTTTTGAGGTGCCTAACGGTTACTCTGCACACATAAACTACCTGTTTTTGAGTAACCACGGCGGCTCTACAAACAACATGACAGCCTTTGTAGAAAACGATACTGACGGAGATGGCTCATATACTGCCAAGTTTTATATTTTTAACGCTAAACCGCTAACCTCCAAAGATTACTTAGAGATTTCAAACGGTGCTATGTTTATTTTACAACCCACAGATAGATTAAGAGTAGCTAGTTCAGCAGGAGGTGATGTCACTGCGTTAATAACCTTTGATTTAACCTACACTGGACTCTCGTTTAATACTGCAACCACATGATTACTATAGTCGGTGCTGATTGGTGTTCTGCGTGTCGTAGAGCTAAGAAGTTAGCAGAAGAACACGAGCTAAAGTACAAGTACGTCCACATACCTCCAGGTCAAGCCGGTTGGGACTTAGTAGAAGCCATAAGTGGCAAGAGGAGTATTCCTCAAATCTTTTACCACTTTGGTGGTTCAAGAGAGTTTAAAGAAGCCCTAAATAACGTAGGAGAACTTATACAATGAAGTCTATCAACGAAATGGTACTAGGTTTTACAGCAGTATTTCTCATGTCACTGGTTGCTGTGGGAGCAAAAGCAGAAACTGTTATCAACTACGATGACGGATCTACGTACACCCTGCCAGAGAACCAAGAAATTTACATCAGTACGCCTAGTAGTTCTCTGTTCAAGAGACAACTGATGGGTAACAAAGACACGTTCTTTCGTGTACAGAAGCCGTGGACTAAGCGTGACTACGTACCAGTAGTGTCAGACGACTACACAGTAGGATCACACCAGTGGTGTAAAACTTACGTGCCGTGGTCTGAAGGCTTATCGTTTGACATGATTTCGTGGCAACGGGCCTGTGACACAGACAACGACGGTAAGTACGGCTGTGGTGACTCTCAGTTTAATAACTCAGAAGACGCTGGAGTTTGTAACTAGCCCAAGTGACAGACCTTAACGTACAACTGTTGCCGTGGCAGCAAAAAGTCTACTCTGATCCTACTAGGTTCAAGGTAGTAGCTGCAGGACGGAGAACAGGGAAGTCCCGTCTGGCTGCTTGGATGTTAATTATTAACGCACTACAATCTGACAGAGGTCAAGTTTTTTACGTTGCGCCTACGCAGGGCCAAGCAAGAGACATCATGTGGCAAACCCTGCTAGAGCTAGGACACCCTGTTATCTCAGGTTCGCACATAAACAACCTGCAGATCAAGCTGGTCAACGGGGCCATGATTAGTCTCAAGGGAGCCGATAGGCCGGAGACAATGCGTGGCGTGTCCTTGAAGTTTCTCGTGATGGACGAGTACGCAGACATGAAACCTGACGTATGGGAACAGATACTCCGTCCAGCACTGGCAGACCAAAAGGGTTCTGCAATGTTCATAGGTACGCCTATGGGACGTAATCACTTCTACGAGTTGTACAAGTACGCGGAGTTAGGTGACGATGAAACTTACCGGGGCTGGCATTTCACCAGCTACGACAACCCTCTGTTGGACCCATCTGAAATCGACATGGCGAAGAAATCAATGTCGAGTTACGCCTTTAGACAAGAGTTTATGGCCTCGTTTGAAGCCAGAGGCTCAGAGATGTTCAGAGAAGATTGGGTACAGTTCGGAGAAGAGCCAGAGGTTGGAGATTACTATATAGCTGTTGACCTAGCTGGATTTGAGGAAGTAAACAAGAAACGAACGAAGAACTCTAAACTAGATGAAACCGCAATCGCTGTTGTTAAAGTTAGTCCTGATGGTTGGTACGTTGATAACATTATATATGGGCGGTGGAGCCTTGACGAGACTGCCACCAAGATATTTCAGGCGGTCAGAGACTACCGTCCTATCAGCGTTGGTATTGAACGAGGAATCGCAAAGCAGGCCGTAATGTCTCCTCTGCTAGACCTACAAAAGCGCCACGGGACGTTCTTCAGAGTCGAAGAGTTAACCCACGGTAACAAGAAGAAGACTGACAGGGTGATGTGGGCGCTACAGGGACGCTTTGAGAACGGCTACGTAACACTGAGTAAAGGCGAGTGGAACTCTAGGTTCTTAGACCAACTGTTCCAGTTTCCAGACCCTCTGACCCACGACGACTTAATTGACGCTTTGGCTTACGTAGATCAGTTAGCACAAGTAGCGTACCACTACGATTTTGAAATAGACGACCACGAACTACTAGATGTAGTAGCAGGATACTAAAGTGAATCACAGAGTTTTTAGACCGTTTAACACCTATGGCATCTACGCTATTTCTGCCGTAGTGTTTTTTACACTTGGTTACAGCGTAGCAATACTTTAAGGAAAGTACTATGGCAGAAGATATCTATAGCCCAGACCTTCTAATGATTGAAGAGTCTCTGGAAGAGTGGGTAATGACCAAGTGTGAAAACTGGCGTGACCACTACGAGTCAAATTACGAAGCAAAGTTTGAAGAGTACTACAGGCTCTGGAGAGGACAGTGGGATCCTGCAGATTCTCAGAGAGGATCAGAGCGTTCCAGAATCATATCTCCTGCGTTGCAGCAGGCCGTAGAGTCTAACGTAGCAGAACTAGAGGAAGCCACGTTTGGTAGAGGTAAATGGTTTGACATCGCTGACGACACTAACGACAAAGACCGTCAGGACATACAGTACCTACGTAACAAGCTAACAGAAGACTTTGAGAACTGTAAGGTACGTAAGGCTGTTGCAGAGTGCTTGATTAACTCCGCTGTGTTTGGCACGGGCATAGG